ATTTGAATAATTTGATATAGTAGTCCATTCTCCGGCTGCTTGGTGAGACAATTTCAATAATCCAGTCAGGGGCACCGTTGCAGCCTTTTTCTGTGAGTTTATTCTGGTCACAAATAACAGCAATATCCGGCTCTACATAGTTTTTATCATCCTGATTTAGAAATACGGCAAATGGAGCAATATCAACTTCACAAGATCCGTTTCTGCTTTTGATAAAATTGTTGATTGTAGTGGAAAGTTCTACGGTAATGCGTTGATGTTTGCGGCTTGGCGGTGCCATCATATAGACTTGACCGTCAATCAGTTCTGCACGTTGTCCATCTGGCAGAGAATAGATATATTCAGTTGTATAGTCTTGGTGCTGTTTCGGTAATGGCATGGCAATACTCCTTTCGTAATGAGTGTTTGCAGTTACTGGGCATTATTCAGAGTCACGTTCCATTCGTTCATCAATGGCTTTTTTGATGTATCCGTTTACAGATTCCCCGGCATGATCGGCAGCAGCTTTGATTTCTTCATATTTCTCTTTTTGTACATCAAGAGGGATGCGCTTGAGTTTTGATTTTTGATAATCATACAAATATTCTTTTCTTTGATCGGATAAAGTCAACTTGTCACCTTCTTTCAATAGTTCGTTCAGTATTTACAGAGAATCTTCTCCACCTTACCAATGAATTTTAACATGAATTCAATGATATGTACATAACAAAAATAAACAAAATTATGTACATAATCTTGGTGAAAATGCCAATTGAAAGTTATGTACATAACAATTATAATAAGACCATAAGATAAAGCAAGGCAAACGAACAGCCCGAAAAGCTGCGAAGCTGAAAGCCATATCCCTGTGAGCGTACCGATAGGAGGGCAATAGTCAGGAAGATGATTCAGCCGAATGCCTACAGTATCTTAAAGAAGGAGGAAGATCAATGAAATACGATTTGAAATCAATCATGTTAAGAGCATGGAAGAACTACAGAAAATATAAAGAACTTTCTTTTGCTGAGTGCTTGCACAGAGCATGGATCACGGCAAAAGCAGAAAGTATCAATTCTGAACGCATTGAGAGAGCGAAAGTGGCAGCAGGTATTCAGGAAGTAACAAAAACATGGAGTGAGTGGAAGAAAGCCGGATATGAGGTAATACACGGCAGTAAAGCATTGTTCGGAACAGAGCTGATCTGGGGGAGCAAGGGAGACGGAGCAATCTATAAAGCGAGATTTTTTGGCCAGTCACAAGTACAGGAGGTAACAGCATGAGAAAGTTAAGAGAATGGATGAACCGAAAGAAAAGAGCGAAACACTTCAAAATGTATCAGCTTGAACCGGTTTCAAATGTGATCCGGATTCAGCCAGACATACAGGTGATTTCAGTTGCAAGATAAGAAAAAGCCCATACAAGTGCGGCAACACTGTATGAGCAAATAACCCAGTACGAGGGGTTAAGTAGAGTATAACACGACTGCTGCCCCTTTGCAAGAGAAAGGATTGATACCAATGGAGAAGAAAGCTATGAACTTATACGAGAAAATTAAGAGAGAAAACTTGATGATTCCTGTTGCATTTAGAATGAAATTTGAACAGGCAGAAGATTTGTTAAACTATGCTCCAAGTGAATTTGATCTTGCTTTATCGTCATTCAGATTCGGATATATGCAAGCGCAGAGAGCAGAAAAAGTGAATAAGACTAAAGCGGAGAATAATCAGTTGCAGAGCCTTTTGTCGCAGTTAAGATCAGAAGATTATAAAATTAAACGCCAGATAGAGGCAATCTTATACAGATATCTGGAGAAACGGGACAGACTGCCAGTAAATCCAAAACAGCAGTATGATCGCAAGAAATCCATTATGGAAGCGGTTGATGAGATAGAGAACAAAGAGTATTTGGAACTTGTAGAGCGGTTCGCTAAGAAGTTAGCTGGTAAGGGGGGCGCGTAAGATGAAAGATGTATATGGAAATCCATTACCGCCTAATATTTACGAAGCGAACGAAACTATGAAAATGTTGGGAGATCGACCTGTGGTAGATAGTTTTTGGAGAAACACCGAAGTAAGAAAAGAAATTGAGGATATTGCGGAAGTGCATCCACGTTCTTTTACGATTGATGCGGCGGCAGATATATTTTCATTAGGCTATATACATGGCGAACGAGCAAGTCGGATCAAAGGAAAAGGGCAGGAGCTAAGCACATCAGCTGAATATAGAAAAAAATTCATTCTTAGAGAAGTAGAGAAAATGAACGAGGAAAATATAGGTCTCATATATGCTTTCGTGTTGGGACGGACTGGAAAATCATATTAGAACAGTGCTTATAACTGCCCTCTCCGGGAAGATGCGCCAACATCAGAACCGGAGCAGCAGGAAGAGAGGTGAGAGGAATTGTATTGTGTAATTCAAGAAGTTGAGAGGAAAAGGAAGAATCAAAATGGGTATCCAAAAGAGCTGAAATCAGAATATATGCGGATGTCTATTCAAGGGCAGGATGAAAGTCATTACTGGCATCATTACAGTGAGGAGTGCTTTGAAAGAGACATCAAGAAAGCATACCGGATTACCATTCACGAAAGCTACCGGGAGAATGGGAAAGTGAAGAAAAAGCAGTTTGGGATTTGTACCGTTGATTATTATGACCTTGCTACAGACTGGTTTTGCCTGTATGACTGGGGAAATAGCAAAATAGAGACTGCTGCCAAAGAGCTGAATTGTTCAGAAGAAGAGATTTACTCTTTGATTGAGAAGAAGCTAGAGCCGATACAGGAGCGGATCATAGAGGAATTTCAGCAGACAGAAGAATACAAGACGCATGAAGAGCATGAGAAGATCACAACGTTGCACGCTGCCAGAAAAGTAGAATTCAATGCAAAGTATAATCTGTCAGGAAATGAATATGACAAGTGTTATGACGTATTTGGCGTATTGCAGAACCCGGAGTATTTGAAGAAAATAGAAAAAAATTACGAAGCAAGGCAGAGATATGAGCAGGAAAGCCGTAGGTATTACGAAGAATATTACAATAACTACAATCAGGATTCAAGCAGTAGTTACGGCGGTTCAATATCGAATACCTACAAGGAAGAAGATAAGGCAGTTTTGAAGCAGTTCTACCGGGAGTTATCCAAGAAATTTCATCCAGATGCGAACCCAGATACGGATACTTCACAGCAAATGAAACTATTGAATCAGTTGAAACAGGAATGGGGATTGTAGGTATTTGAAAATGAAATGCAATACCTACAGAAAATAGGCGTGATACTAAGAAATGCTAAGGCAAAATGAGAACGGGACACACTCGGAAATACTCGGATGTTAAGAAATGTTAAGGTGATAGATGGATGTGGAGATTTTGGAGTTCCTAAAAAGAGTATTCGGACATTTCGGACACCCTAAAAAGAGCAACCCAAGATTTCCGAGTCCCTAAAAAGGAGGTGAAGCCTATGGAACAGATCAGAACCATATACAGGGAAGTATTCAGCAAGTCCCCTGCTGCCATTGGAGCAGATCAAAAGCTCACAGAGGAAATTGAGCAGGAAATTGAAGAACGAAAAAGAAGAGCAGGACAAGCCCTCACAGAAGAGGAATGGACAGATCTGGTATTTGCCGGCAGCAGTTACGGGCAGATACAAGGATTTGAAAGCGGCTTTCGGTATGCTATGACATTGATAGCAGAGAGCTTGTGTAATTAAAAAGCCCCACAGTGCGGCAACACTACGGGGCAAAAACCAAAATAACCCAATACATGAAATATAGGGCTACCATGATTATAGCGGTCATGTAGTCCTATTTCAATACGAACTGTTGTTCGTAGAGAGGAGACAATATGGCAGTTGACAAGAGAGGAAGAAAGCTTCCAAAGGGAATACGACAGCGTTATAACGATTTTGAGGGGCGTTTTATGTATCAAGGGGAAAGATACCTTGTACATGGGAAAACGGTCACAGAGACGCAGAAAGCAATGACAGAGTTAAGATATAAACTGGAACATGGATTGTATGTAGTAAAAGAGAAAATCACTCTGGATAAGTGGTTCGAAACATGGATTGACGAGTATAAGAGAAAACAGGTGAAAATAGGGACGTGTATTAGATATCAGGAAGTGTACGGGGATATAATCCAGAAGAGAATGGGAATGAAGTATATAAATGAGATCAGAGGGGAACATATACAAAAATTATATAATGAGCTTTCAGATCAGGGGTATTCTAATGCAACAATAAAACTTGGAAGAGCTATTTTGAGCGGATGTTTAAAGCAGGCTGTAAAGAATAAACTAATAGAACGAAATCCTGTAGAAATTGCAGATTTGCCACGCCAAACAGAAAAGAAGGAAAGACAAGCAATGACAAGAGAACAGCAGGCCTTATTTATGGAATATGCAAAGGAGAGCTATTTACACAATTATTTTGAAGTGATGCTTCGGACAGGTATGAGAAGTGGTGAGCTGCGAGGGTTGATTTATGCCAGAGACATAGACAAGAAAAATAAGGTGATTCACGTACAGAGGACATTGAAATATGGGAATGTACAAGGGTATAAAATACCACAGAATATGATTGTGAAAAAGGAATATCAGGAGAAAGTTGGAGCTACGTTTTTTACGGATGCACCAAAAACAGCGTCATCACGAAGGGATATACCGATGACGGCTGAAATAGAGCGTTGCCTGGATGCTCAACGTAGTTACTGGGGATTCAAAGTAGACTCACTGGACAGATTCTTGTTTTGTACAGAAACCGGTGATCCTTTGAGTAAAGAGCGTGTACAGTCAGAAATTAATCGTATAATAAAACGAATTCGAGAGGACGGGCATGATTTTCCACGCATAACATCACATGTATTCCGGCACACTTTCGCTACAAGAGCAATCGAAGCAGGAATGCAGCCACAGGTATTAAAAACCATTCTGGGGCACAGTTCACTTGCTATGACAATGGATCTGTACAGTCATGTATTGCCAGATACAAAAGCGCAGGAAATGGAGAAAATAGCAAACATATTTTAAGAGAGGGCAGCAGTTAGCTGCTCTTTTGCTAAGTTTGCACAGACCAAAAAAGTACCAAAAAAGTACCAAATTGCCCAAATTATTATAAACTACCATAAATCGAAAATTCACATAAAGCCTTGATTTTACGCCTAAAATACAATAGGATAAACTATAGTAAATAGAATCAGTTAAAATTGCGGGTTCGGGAAATAAGATAGAAATATAGAAAAGTGAGAAATGCCACAAACCTAGTGTTTACGCTGGAAAGTGGCATTTCTGTTATGTTTAATAGCACAGTATAACAGGTGAAAAGTACCAAAAAAGTCCAAAATGGGAAAAAGCACTCGATCAGTGTAGGTTTGAGTTAGTGCTTTTCTGCCTGTATTCGCATCAATTCTAAAACCACATCATCTTCATACTTATTCCCGTAAGATAAGTCACAACTTAGCTCATCTGGAATATAGGTTTGTGTAAATTCATAGATTTTAAATCTGGCGTAGCTGTTAATGTCTCGTACTAGAGTCGTAAATGTATTAAAAGGAATTATTACTTCTTCTCCCCAGATGCAACATCTAACGCTAATTGATTTCGCTATCGCACCGTCCTTTTTCATTTTTGATATAGGGATATATGATGCTATCTTTTCATTTATTGAATCAAGTAATTTTTGTTCGGTCACTCCTGAATGCAACATATCTTCTGTTATACTAGGTATCACGTGACTACCGTCTCCCATATTTGCAAATACGGAATCAATTCTAACTCCAAAGGCATTAAGCATATATAGGTAGGCTACGCCTATTTCTTTAGAACATTCAAGATAATTTTTTTCAGCTTCATTACTATTTTTAAAATTGGATCCGCAGAGTAGAAATTCTTCTTGCACGTGCAATATTTTGGAAAATGATCTTGCAGCGGTTACTGTCATTGGTTTCTTGCCAACAATAATATTGCTTATATATTGAGGCGTGAATCCACTTGCAGATGCAAGTTCAGCTTGTGTTAAGTTGGCATCTTTAATGCATTGTTTTAAGCGTTTACCGCATTCCGGGTTTAATCGAGATTTTTCCATGTGAGATCCTCCCTTAATAATTCTAAAATAATTATAGTACTTGATACAGATTAAACATTTTTTGCCTACATTAGTTGTAACTAATCATATTTTATATATGCCGCATGCTGTCAATGTTAGTTTTAGTTAGTTGTTTTAACGTATTATTGATTAAACAAAAATAAAGTTTAATAGCTGTTTGATTATAATATAACTTTAGTTTAAAATATAGTCAAGGGGATAGACGAACTATCTTGAATGAAAATAGTGCGTGACGAAAAGTTATTCACATTTTTTCTGGAGTTATCCACATTTTAGAGAAAGGGACAGGAAATAAAAATTGACTTTCGGACTATGTTTTGATAGCATATCCCCACGAAACATGTTAATCAGTTTTAGCAAAGAAAGGAAAATGATAGTATGAACAAAAGTAGTGTCAAACAGACAAGGGAAGCAAGGCTTGTGAGACTTGAGTTTTGGATGTCTTACACAGGACTAGGGCGCAACAGCGCGATGAAACTCGGTGAAGATATCGGGTGCAAAGTAAAGGTCGGCAAGAGTGTTTTATATGACCTTAGGAAAGCAGATCAATATTTCAATTCATTAACAGGAGTAAAATAATGCAGAAAAACCAAAATAACCGAGTACATGGAAAGAAGCCCGGCAAGGCAGAATTCCAGATCGAAAGACTACTGCCAGTAGGCAAAGAGAACGCAATAACCACAGCAGAGCTTGTGAAGCGTAGTGGATGCAGTTCAGCTAGAGAGCTACAACAGAAGATCGCTTATGAACGTAACCACGGCGCAGTGATCTGTAGCGGATCAGGGAAAGGATACTGGAAACCAAAGAATCGGCAGGAGATTGTAGAATTCTGCCGGACAATGGACGCAAGAGCAAGAAACACATTTGCAGCTACCAGAAGTGCAAAGAGAGTGCTAAAGATGCCAGAAGGGCAGCAGGACATGAGCGGAGGGCAAGAAGATGTCAGATAACAAGAAATACTATTACTTGAAATTAAAAGAAAACTTTTTCGAATCAGACAGCATGATCCTGCTAGAGAGCATGAAAGACGGATATTTATACAGCAATATTTTGATGAAGCTATATCTTAGAAGTTTGAAAGACAATGGTAGGTTGATGCTGAATGGTACAATTCCGTATAACTCTCAAATGCTTGCGAGCGTAACACGTCATCAAGTCGGAACTTTAGAGAAAGCATTAGACATTTTTAAGGAATTGGGACTTATTGAGATTCTTGACTCTGGAGCTATTTACATGATGGATATTCAAAATTTCATAGGGAGGAGCAGCACAGAAGCAGATCGGCAAAGAAAATACTACAATAGAATAGAAAGTGAGAAATCATGTAAGGAAGAGTGTAAGAAATCTTACAAGAATTCTACACCAGAGTTAGAGATAGAGATAGATATAAATAATAATATATGTTCACCGGAACCGGATGAACGAGAGTCTGACTTTGAAAAAATCTATGCAATCTATCCGAAAAAGAGAGGACGAACCAAAGCATTTGCAAATTATTGTTCCTGGCTGAAAGGAAGATCCGTAAACGGAAAGCGCAGAAAGCTGACAAACCGGGAAATGTATCTTGCGGTACATGCTTATGTGGAGCAGCAGAAGGAACATGAGACGGAGTTGGAGTATTACAAAAATTTTGATACGTTGATGGGAAGTCAGCTTTTAGACTATGTGGAGGTGGAACAGAATGAGTGATCTGGCGGAAAAGACAGTGATCGGATGTCTGTTGATGGACAACAAGGAACTGTATCAGATCTACGATCTCCTAAAGCCGGATATGTTTCAAGATCCGGTTCTGAAGGAAATCTACCGGGAGATTGTGAAGCTCTATGATATCGGTCAACCGGCGAATCTGGTCACGATAACACAGGCAGTTGAGAGTGAGACATACACAAGAGAATACATAGCGCAGGTTTTGAGAGATTGTTCACTGCTGCCTTACACGTCCACAGAGTTGAAAAGCTATGCGGAAAGCGTTGTAAGAGATTATAAGGCTGATGTGTTTCGGAACATTCTGACACGAACACAGGTAACGGCAGCAGGAGTGGAATACCAGATTGCGGATACGATACAGGAGTTAGAAGCACTCAAGAGAAGTGAGAAGAACAAATCCAAAAAGCTCACGGCTATAGTCTCAGAATATCAGGATCAATACTTTCAGGAGCAGAAAGAAGAGAAGCTCTATACCGGGTTTTCAAAACTGGATGAGATCACCGGCGGTTTGGAAGGCGGTGACGTGATCGTAATCGGAGCAAGACCAGGAGTTGGAAAGTCGGCATTCACTTCACAGATCATCCTAGAAATGGCAAAAGCCGGAAAGCGGATTGGATTCTACAATCTGGAAATGTCAGAGAAACAAGTGTATGAGAGATTACTCAGTAATCAGAGTGGAATCCGGCTAAACCGTATCCGAAGAGCAATCCAGTTTCTAGGAGACGAAAAGGAACGCTTTGAAAGTGCAAACCAGATGTTGGGGAAAATGGACATTCTGATCAGCAGCGGAACAAAGTCAGTTTCTGAAATCAGAAATGAGTGTCGGCATCAGGAATTAGATTGTATCATCATTGACTATTTGCAGTTGGTAAGAGCTGACACCAGATATCAGAGCAGAGCCAGTGAAGTGGGAGCAATCTCAAAAGCAATCAAAGCACTTGCAATGGAGTTGAATGTTCCGATCATTGCACTGTCCCAGTTAAACCGAACCAGTGAAATGAGAGAGACCAAAGAGCCAACAATGGGAGAGCTTAGAGAAGCCGGAGACATTGAACAGGATGCAAGCATTATCATTTTGTTGTGGAATCTGGACAATGAGGACAAGACCAGAAAAGGTCTGAAAGTGGATAAGAACCGACAGGGAGAACTAGGGAAGATTGTATACCGCTTTGATGGGAATGAAATGAGATTTCAGGAAACAGAAGAGGAACTCAAAAGCAAAGATGGATTCAAGACGGTACGGACACCGACACCGTTCGATTAAAAATGGGCAGCGTAAAATTATTAAAAGGCAGTGAAGAATTTGAAATGTTTCAGGACTATTGGAAAATGATGCAATCAGTCTGGAGCGTAGAGAACACCAAGGAATACTGGGAGAAAGCAGTAGAAGATATTGACAGATTTTACAGGAAGTACCAGACAGAGTTTTCAAAAGAATTAGCACTGGCACTTGCAAACGAATTGGAAAGGAAAGCGAAACATGAAGCAGAGATGTAGAGTAATGATCCCGGCGCAAGCACCGGAAACGAGACAGAGCAAGATTTTATTCAAGACAGAGTGGGCGTCCCTTTTGATGAACGCACAAAAGAAAGAAGGAGAAAGAGGAATGCCGTTTCACGAGGTAACAGGAGATTTACTGGAGTTACAGGGAGATATGGGAATTGTCACGCTTGAGGGCGGTATCTTGTTGCCAGTTCCAGTTTATTACATTCAAATGTTGGAAGCGTAGGAGGAAAAAAGAGTATGAGCAAATTATTTTTTGAAATGACAGAAACAGAAGCACAGTTACAGAATATTTTCAACAGTTTGGGGTATGCGCAGTACCAGATGTCAACCGGGATCAACGGATACGGCAACGGCACTATGACAAGAGAAGAGCATCAAGAAACAGAACGGAGCGTGCTGAGTTCGTTAGGGGTAGCTATGAGCGGTGTACAGAAGTTGATTGGAGAGTATGCGTCATTGGAAGAAGCTGAACTGCTGCCAGAAATGGCAACGGAAGAAATCATGCAGATCAATGCAGAAAGCGTGGATCAGTACGAAGCAATCCAGAAAGCCTTCCGGCTTGGAATGGAGAAAGCAAAATCAGAGAAGGTTGTAGAACATCCGGTGTATGGAGCAGAGGACATGGAAGAGTTGAAACAGTGTATTTTGATTGATCTGGAAGATTGCATGACCAAAGACCGGGAAACCGGGGAAAAGGGAGAAGCTCTCTGTATGACGTTCCAGAACGAAGAAGGGAAGTATATCAATGTTTCGTATCTGGATGGACAGTTGAGCATCAGTAACCCGTACAGAAAATAAAAAAGAGCCTGCCATCATCAGCAAGCCCGTTTCCGATATTCGATAATTTAATTATAAAGGGAGTGGGCTTGTGATGTCAATGAACATTGAAAATCAAATATGTGAACCACGGACGAACCACGGGACAGCAGAACAGCGAGAGAATAACGAGCAGATCGTGAGCCGGATTCAAGCAGGAGAGAATGAACAGGAGAACATGATACTGTTGTGGCAGCAGAACCGGAACTTTATCACGATGATTGCAAGAAAGTATAGTTCCTGTGCGGAAATGGAAGATCTGGAGCAGGAGGGCTATATCGGACTGTATGAAGCAGTCAAGCATTATGATACATCATCAGAAGTACCCTTTATCAATTATGCTGCATTCTGGATCCGGCAGGTCATGCGCCGATATATTGACAACTGCGGCAGAGTGGTTCGGATTCCAACACATGCAGTCGATAAGATGCAGCGTTATAAGAAGATCAAAAGTGAGTATCAGAAGTATTATGGAAAAATACCTACAGACAGGGAAATGAGCGCCTTTATGGGGATGGATGAAGAAAGTCTCAAGAGCATAAAGAAAACGGCAGCAATGGGGCAAATACGAAGCCTAGACGAGCCTATCAACAGTGATGAGGAAGATATCTATATCGGTGATACCATTGCATCAAAGGAAGATGTAGAAGCTGATGTGATTGATCGTATTGATTCAGACATTATGAGTCGGGAACTATGGGCAGCAGTTGACAGACTTCCAGATCTGCAAGGGAAAGTATTGCGCTGTCGGTTCCTGGAAAAGAAAACCTATCAGCAGACAGGGGAAAAACTGGGAATTAGTGTGAGTGCAGTCAGACAACAGCAGAGCAAGGCAATGAGCTTGCTGAGAAACAGAGGAAGAAATAAAGGGTTCATAGGATACCGGGAAGAGTTCTTGCCTGCTGCATCCATTCATCACGTAGGAGTCAGAAGTTTTCAGCACACTTGGACAAGCGAAGTAGAACGAGAAGCATTGAGTTTGTGACGGGTTATACAGCTGTTCTATAGCAAATGTGATTATTTCCTCGATGAAGCGAATAAAATGGGAAATAGAGGGTAAATAGAACGCCACAGGGCTATTGTGGTGAATGGCATCCCCCCTCCCTTTGAGGTGGCAGCAGGATCATCGGAGAATCGGGAGAGAGGACTCTTTCCAATAGAGCGGATCTGTGAAAATAAATTTTCCTTAGATTTGTAGTAGGAATTAAAATGGGCGTAGGTACGGGAAAAGCCCATAGAATAACTACTTTTTGAACATGGATGAAAAGCAGGAATCAGAAGAAACAGCTGGAAAACAGGGGTAAAAATGCTAACTTTTGCTAACCTTTTTCGTGAGTGTCAGATAGAATTGCAGCGTACTTGAGGGTATATAGCATAGCAAGTGTACCTGTGAGTACGGCTGTATTGGAGCCAAAATTGGATTGGTTGACCAAGCAAGATTCGTAGTGCCGGATGTCGGTTGAATCGACTCCCAGGATAGCGCAAGATTGCGCGCTCTACAACGCAAGAGAAGTGTTGAGATTTGTCAACCTTTAAAACTGAGCATTTCTGAGCAATTTCCTCACTTTTGAGGAGATCCAGACGCTGACGTAAATTTTAACGGGAGCAGAATTGCTCTGGTTACGCCCACAAGTGGGCGAATAGGGGTGTCCACCATTTTGAGCAGACCTGCTGCCGTTTCCCCACAAGTGGGGAAAGATGACGGCTCAAGATTGAGCTTTCCACACAACTGAGGAAAAGGACTGCTGAAAATTCAGCCGTACTATCTGCCTTATATCGGGGCGGAAGTTACTGTTAGTCACATCTAAATTAAAGAAATGGGGGCTTACCGGACGGGAATTGAGTACCTCAGAAAACCTCAGAAAATCTACTGAGCGCAATTTTGCGTTGAGTAAATCCAAGATGTGCCGGAAGTACGGGTTTAGATAAGCTCAGTTTTGAGCTGACGCACTGTTTTGAGGGGGCAGGGTGTCGAGAAACACGACGGATTCAAAGGTGATTGTGAGGTGAATTGATTTTTACAAGAAGATAATGAAGTGGCAGCAGGGAATTGATACGTGAGTAAGAATATGCTATAATCTCGGCAGGGAAACCAAAGCCGGGCGGCTTACCCTCTTTTACGGAGGGGCAACCCTCCAGACGAAAGAAAGGAGGGCGATGCCAATGTGTGTTACATATACTGATCTGATTCAGTTGTTAATATTCATTGTTGCCCTTGTTAGTCTTTGTTATGAGATTTTCAAGGATAAACGAAAATAGCCGCCATTACTCGCAATAATGACGGCAGTTTAAAATAACAGCTTTTATTTTACCGGGTAAGCCGCTTGCGGTTTCCCTTTTTGTATCTTCAATATAGCACATCTGTATCAATTCTGCAAGATGATAGGTTACATTTTACATATCCTAAGAATATCCCGGCACTTTCGGCAGTCTAAAAAAGAGCATGGTTATATTTGTAATGCCTTAAAAGGTATCAAGACATTTTGGACACCCTAAAAAGACCATTCAGCGAAATTGATAGATAATTCTGGATAAATACCGGATGCTACAATATCCGAAAATGAATATTCTATAGTGTCTTCAGATTCAAAATTATAAACCGTGATTCGATTCTTATCACTGTCAACAATCCAGTATTCTCGGACGCCAGTAGTACGGTATTT